ACCTGCCAGAGCCTGCCAGGCAAAGCCCGTGTCGGAATCATCGACAACCGAGTTATAAAGATAGGTGCGCGCTACACCGACACCACCGCCGACGAAGCCCTGAAGGCCATCATCAGGACCAAAGTCCAGCAAACCATTGAGCATGAAGCTCAAGGAGCGGGCATTACCCTTGGTGCTGCTCGGAGCGCCATTTGCGAAATCGACGATATCGGTCCAAGCCCGGCGGAACCCGACTTCCGCTTCAAGGCGGAACATACCGAAATCATAACCGACAACGCCGTCCACGTCATAGCCGGTGTTATAGTCGTTGGTTGCGTCCGACGCGCCATCTGCGGTGCTGATGTCAACATCCTCAACCAGCATCGCACCAGCGTGCGCGCCGATGTACCAGGCATCGTCACGGGCGAGAGCAGGTGATGCCATCGCCGTGGTCGCAAGAGCCACTGCGAGAGTAAGCTTCTGCATGTTTTTCCCCTTCCAAGTTTGTCACTAAGACTGCGAGAACTCCGTACTCCTCAGAAAGTTGCATGGCAAGTTCATTTTTCGACAGAAGCACGAGGGCTTCCATCCTACTGAAATGTTTAACAAGCATTACAGTCGAAAAACATCCATTCCGGGGTAAATTACGAAAAATTTTCAGATTTTATAGTTAATACGGCACTCTCAAACTGTATAAATAATGCCATGATTCCGTAATATGGTCAGTATTTGCCCAAGAGTTATTCTCGCTTCGGAATCTATCACACTGCCTCCGGCGGGATCGGCAATTGCGGCCTCTCTTGCGCCAATAATACGAACATCTCCGATGTAGAAGCCGTCGGGTCGCACCAGATCCTGCGCCCAGCCGGCTCCGTCATGTACATAAGTCTGCCCATCATCGGCGGCGAAGACGCGCATTCCCTTCCGTGGAACGACAAACCGCCACCCGCCCGATGTCATGCAGGCCAGTTCGCCGTCATGCCCCGACCATTCGGCGCTTCCGCCGCTCCCCACTATCCAGCACTGGCCCGCCACAGCCCCGCCGGGCGGCGCCGCCACAACCGCGCTCTCCGCTTGCGCATGCACGATCGCGTCGATCAGGGTCAGCGCCTCATTGTGCGTGATCTCCTTTTGCGCCTGGCCGGCCTGCAAAAGGGGGAGGGAAAACCGGTCGCTTGTATCGCTGGCCATAAAAGGTGCTCCGAAAGGTTCAGATAGTGATGATCATGGTTGCGGGCCGCCCGGCCCCGATTGTGCCGACCTGTCGCACCGCGACATCGACCGCGCCGGCTATTCCCGCTCCGGTATCGGCAGCGATGCTGGCGGCATCATAGGTCCACTGCGGCACTGACACGGTTGCCGAGCGGAATATCGCCCCGCCTTGCGAGAGGTCTATACGATACAGCTCCTGCTCCTCGCCCAGCGGCGCGTCCGCCCCGTCGATCCAGCTCCAGCCCAAACGGCTGCGCCGGGTCCAGCCCAAAACCCAGTCGCCCGAGGACAGCGTCGCGCCGAGGAAGACCGGCGAAACCGGCAATATCGCCTGCCCCGCTATCTCTTCCGATCCTTGTGCGGGCGTGACGTCGCCGATGCCGATCGCATCGATCAGCACTGTGGATCCGTAAACCGCATAGGTCGACGGCATCGCGACGGACGTATTCTCTTCCAACAGCAGGAACCGCTCGCCTGCGCTGTGGCCCGCCATCGCCCATTCGGTTCCGCGACGCCCGCGCAAAAGGCGTCCCAGCCGCCAGCTTGTCGGGCCGGTCTGAACCGCCGTGCCGAATTGCACGATCTCTCGCCCCAGCAGCGCAGCGTTCGCGCCAGATAACAGCGCTGCATCATCCGCGTTCGAAAGGGTCATCTGGTTGTGAAGAAGGTCGATATTCACCGATGACACCATGTCGAACAGTTGTGGTGCCACCCCCGCATCCGGCACGGTCGAGACCGTTCCCATGGTCGCAGGCGCAGCCGTGCCGCCGATGGAGGTAAGCCCTCCACTGACCACATCTTCGACAAACAGCTCGGCCGAACGCCAGCCCGCCTGCGTGCCCGCCGCAGCGATCACCACCACGGGCGCGGTCGGCAGCGCATCGCCAGGCACCGGCAGATCAGCCACAATCAAACTCGTTGCACCGTGGAGAAGATCGGCCTGCGTGATCGGCGCGCCCGAATCCGCAGGCGGCGCAACAACGCCGCGGCCACCCGCCTGCGTCAGCTTCAACCGAACGCCGCCGCCCTCCCATTCAAGCTCATCGATGCGCCAGCGTCCGCCGCGCCCTTCGAGCGTCACGACCATGCCCGGCTCCAGCGTCAGCGCGCGCCAGTCGCAGCGCAACTCAACACCCTTGCGCGCCGTCCACAGCCCCTGCAACCGTTGCTCTGCCAGCGCCCGCGCGTCCGATGCCGCCAGCACAGCAGGCATATCGAAATCGCGCTCCTGTCGTCCGGGTCCGGGTCGCACCGATGTCTGAACGCCCGCCTGATAATCGCGCGCCGCATCATAATGGCGTATGTTGAGGCGCACCGGCACATCCTCCGCCTTGCCGCGAATGATCCGCTCACCACGGTCACGCTTGCCGTTAAACGCCGCGCCGATGAGGTTCTCCGCCAGCGCAACCTCGCTTGAACCGTCCGACGTCAACCGCAATCCCGCCTCGCCGCTGCGCAGCGCCAGATCATAGCCATCGGCAAGCGACGACAGCGCATCGGCCACCGTCCCGCTCGCTGCATAGCCCGCAACCCGAGGCGTTGCCGGAGTGCCCTCCGCCGCAATCGCGCCGCCACTGATATTACTGGCGATATCGGCTATCGCCACGCTTGCCCCATCGGCCACCAGCTCGAATGTCAGCGACGGAATGCGGTTGCCATAGTCCGCCAGTTCCAGCCCTTCGAACACGGCATAGGCGGCCGCGCGGCGCGCGGGCGTGACCGTGCTGCCCTTGTCTGCGGCGATCAGCGGGTCGAGCGCCTGATCCCCGCTGCCGTCATGGATACGGAAACCCACCAGCGCTGTCTTGAAATCGCCCGCCGCCCCGCGCAACAGATTGCCGTCCGCCCAGATCCGCCCGATGTCCGCGATCGCGCGCGAGGACAGCGCCACCGCAAAACTCGCGCTATAACTATACGTGGTAACGCTCGGCTGCCCCTTGCCGCCACCCTGCTTGTTGCGATTTTCCTTCAGGTCCGTCGCCCAGATAACCGATCCCGCGACCCGCATGGTCCCGAATATGCGCGGCACCTGATCGCCATAGCGCGACGTTTGCAGCCGCAGGTCCTCCAGCCGCCGCCCTTCCCGCCCCTTGGGCTTGAACAAGATGGCCTGATCGACCGTCTGCCCGATCAGCGCGCCGATCGCGCCGCCAATCGGCCCACCGACAACCGTGCCCACGACGGTAAGAACAAGTGTCGCCATGCGTCATTTTCCCCAGCGATAGGTTGCGATGACCGGCCATGGCGAGGGGCCGGGCATTTCCACCACCCGGCCCAGCCCAGCATGCGCAAGGACATGTCCCGCACCGCTCATGATCATCAGATGAAATTGCGCGACACCCGCCCGCACCAGCACGAGGTCGCCCGGCTTGCCATGACGCACAGGGCGCAGGCCCGCCGCCTGCAATATCTGCACGAACCGCTCCAATGCGCCGCCCCTGATGCTGTAGCGGGCAGGCACCAGAGGACGCAGCCGCCCCTTCCCCGCCCTTTCCAGCGCCAGCATCGCAAGCCCGATACAGTCGATCCCTGTTATCGGGTCGCGCCCGTGCAGCCGAAACGGCGTACCCACCAGCGCATGCGCCGCTTCGACTATCTTGTCGCCTCGCTTCACACGACTTTCCTTTGCAATGATATGTCCAGCGGCCTGTTCGGAATTTCGTTCGGGACGAGCCGAGAATGACCGATTTCGAGAACCTTGAAACGAGGCCAATGACTCGTTTCAACGCAGCGTACTTAAAGGTACGTAAGCACCGGAAGCGCAGAAAGCGGTTGTTCGCAGGCCGTCCCGGCGGAATTACGTCAGGCCGCGCCGGGATAGCGGGTCAGAAGATCCATCCCCGGCAGATAAGGCTCACCGCGAAAATTGATCGCATTGGAAAAGCGCGCCGAACAGGTCGCCATCTGCTTGTCGCACCCTTGGGTCAGCAGCGCTTGTGCGCCCGGCACCACGGCAAAGGCAGGACTGTCAGCCAGCGTCACGCTGCCCGCATCATTGGCGATGATACTCTGCGTCAAACCGCAATTCGCGCCGCCCATCCAGCGCAACGTCCCGAACACATAATCGCCGGGCGTCAAACCGCCGCCACCGACCGTCACGACCTCCGCCGCCGCGTCCGAAACGGCCACGACCCGCCGATGATGCGCCAGATCGATCCGACATGCCGCGTCGCCCAGCAATGCCCGGCATCCCGGCGACGTCTCCGGCGCGACCGGCTTCTGGAGCGCAGCGCCCGGCCCCGTCAGCTCAACGGAAAAGCTGTCGCCCTGCCGCTCGACCGACCCCAGTTCCCCGCGCGTCAATTCCAGCCATAGCGCGCCCGGTTCCGTCCATTCCGTCAGGAGCAGGCTCAACGCCGTCCCGTCCCATTTGCCAGCCTCCAGATCGACTGCGTTGATCGCATCGCTGGTGATCGCGCCTTTCACATCCATGCTGTCTGCCTCCAGCCCGATGCCCCTGCGGATGGCCGAGGGCACCACGCCCGGCGCGGCGCGATAGACGACACCGCCCACCGTCATGTCGCGGTCATGGCTGGTAACGCCGATAGTAACGCCATCGCGTCGCTCCAGCCGCCAGCAAAACGCCAGCGCCACCAGCTCCTGCGCCAATATCGCATCGGCGCTCATTCGCGGATCTCCACCAGCGGTACCGACGGCGCCTCGCCCGCCGCGAATGTAGCGCGGCTGACCTCCAACCGGTCCTCGGCAAAGCGCACCGGCACATCGAAGCGATAGCCTGCCGTCAGGATGGCACCATTGGCGGGCGCACTGTCGAAAGCGATCAGCCCGCCGCCCAGATGTTGCCACCCGCTCATCTGCTCGACCCCGTCGATGGCGACATGGATGCTGCCCGCCACCGGCCGCGTGATCAGCCGCTGCTGCGCGTCCGCACCGCTGCCATAATATTTGGCGAGCGGAAACTGACTGACCGCGCCGTCACCAATGCCCAGGCTCTGGTCGACCGCGCTGACCGCCTGTCCCGCAGGCGCGCTCTGATTGTCGAACGGATCGCTGAAACGGAACCCGCGCGCCGCCCCGCGCCGCGCCCGGAAGAACTCCACCAGCGTCACCAGATCCGCCTCGGACCGCACCCCCGGCCCCGCATCGAAGCTCAGCCGCGCATCGGCCCAGTCGCTCGACCGGCGCTCATGGCCCGACAGGCTCTCGACCGTCTGCGTCGAAAAGGCGGGCACCACGCTCGCCTCCCGCCCAATTGCCAGCGGAAACAGCACATCGTCGAACGCCTGCATATCGTCCCCCTCGCCCAACTCGAAAAAGGTAAAGCCGTCGCGCGCCACCTGCGGCATCGCCCAGATGAAGGTCGCTGTCGCCCCGCGCGCAGCACCCGCGCGCGCCGCCGCCTCGATCCTGGGCCAGTGCGCGGCTGCATCCACGGCGTTCAGCACGAAGCCGGACAGATAATGCTGCTCGCCGCTCGCATAGCCGAGCCGGGCCGTCGCTGCGGCAACACCCTGCGCCGTCAGCGCGCCGCGCCCCTCCGTCACCCAGTCATAATCTTCCAGTTGCAACACATCGAAGGTGGGCTTCGCCCACCCCACCGGCATATTGGCGCGCTTGGCTTCCGGGGCCGCCGGATCGAGCACCGTCGGCAGATAGGTCAGCAGATGCGCCAGTGTCGCAGGCGCAACCGAGCGCACCGCCGCAATCAGCGCCGCCGTCGAACTCGCCAGCAGCACGCCCGCCTGATCGAGCAGCGCCGTCTGCGCGCTATCGAGCGAAGCGGTAATGTCCGGAATGGATACCGGACTGCCGCCGAACGCCGCCTTTGCCGCATTGTCATACAGGCAGATGCGATGATCGCCCGTCACCCACCACCACGGCTCGCCCGCCTGAAATTTCGGCGTCAGCCCCGCCGCTATGCCGATGGCGATGAACGCCGCGCCGACCTGTTGCAAATAGCTCATCGCCCCGGAATGCGCAGGCGATAATAATGTCGATGGCGGCACCCAGCCGGTAAGCGCGGGTGTCCCGTCTTCGGCCCGCTGCTTCCAGTCGTTCCAGCAATGCTGATCGAACAGCTCATAGGACAGCGACCATATCAGCCCCAGCCCCACCGCCTTGGCTCGCGCGGCAAAATCGGCATGCCAGGCCAAACAGGCCGTGTTCAGCACGCCGCCCGTCAGGCTGACATAATATCCGCCGCTGCCCGCATCCCGTTGCAGCCGGAAATAATGGCTCATGCCGACATAATGCAGAATATCGCCGCGATAGCCGAGTGCATGGACCTGCCGCACCAACCGCTCGGGCGTCTGGTTATAGGCATCGTCATATCCGGTCGCCATCGACAGGCCATGTTCGGGCAGCATCACGTCACCGATCGACAGCACGGATCCCGAACCATCGCAGGTGATACCGGTCAGTTCAGCCCACCCCTCCTGCCCGGTCGCATAGGGCGTCGTTCCCGCATCATAGCCGGGCGACACCAGCGAGATGAACATCCGGTCGATATCGCCCGCCCACACCGCATCGGCCTCGCCGGGCAACAAATAGCCGCCATCCATTGCGTTGAAATCAAGCAGGATATCGGCGTCGTCCGGTGAACCGCTCGCATAATTCCAAAGCCGCACGAACCAGCTTTTGGGATTGCCGGACTGATCGCGCCCCTCGATCGTCAACGTCGGCCCGTTGATCTGG